GTAGTACCACTATCATCAACAGGACTTAAAGTAGCTTCCTTTACAAGGTTACTTAAATACCTTCTAAGTTCTTCTGTCAGCTCAAAGCTCTCACCATATATATTTTTACCATCATATAAATGAAGGACTATCTCCTCCTGAGCTTTCGTAAGAAACAGGCTCTTCTGATACTCATCAAACTCAATGCTGTCAAAAGTCTCTCTATTATCAAAACTTTTGAACCTGCTGTAGCTATTGACAAGCTGGTCAAAACCGTCTGAGAACTCTGCTGGTGTCATGGTTTATGCTCCTTGGTTATTACTATTACTACTAGCCCTGCCTCTGGTGGCAATGGCCAGTTCTACTGCCTTGTTAAGGATGTCTACATGAAGAATAGGATTCAGAGTACATTGACTCTCTTCACTGACTCCATCAATAGTCAGGCCATCTGGAAGGTCTACCAATACAATGGGGTCAGGTCTCTGCACATATCTTATCTTATAGATGATATTACTCTTGTTCTCATTAGTTACCGTATCCCATATAGGCACCAGTTCTGACTGAACATCAAACTGTGTACTGGTATTCTGGAACAGTCTCCATGCCTGCTTCTTCAGTGGCTGACTATATGCCTTTGACATCTCCCTGTCATACTCCCTATAGTTCAGGGGTACTATCACATAGGTGTCTTTTGCTGTTCCCACTCCAGTAGGAACAAGAAGTCTCTCATTGAGGATAAACAGCACATCAGTACTTCCACTAGTCTTCTTAGGCATATCAAATAGAATGCCCCTATCATCAAAGACATTGGTCTGAGCACTTGATTGAGTCAGAGTGGCTACCTTGATAAGGCTGGAGAAGTCTACCTGCCTTCTTTCACTGTCATCAAAGCCCTGCCCCTGCTGATTCTGATTATTGTAGAAATAGGACTTGACAACAAGGTCTTGAGCCTGTGTCAAGAGGACTGACTTCTCATACTCATCTAACCTGATGTCTGCCTTAGATGTGTCTTCACCAAAGGCAGCTTTGTTGGCATAGCTGTTAAGCAGGGTGTCCATTCCATCTGAAAATTCTCTTGTAGTCATGCTATCCTCCTTTCTTATTCACTTCTCTGTCCTGCCTGCATTACCAGATTCACATTCTCTTGACCATTGGCTGTCCATGCGACCTTGGCAAGTTCTACTGCCCTCTGCAGTATCTCATCATGCAATACAGGATCAAGTTCACATTCAATACCTCCTGTAACTGTTGTAGTAGCATCTGTGACAGCTCTTCCATTAGAATCAGAGCCATAATACCCATCAATAGACAAACCATCAAGGGGAGCCAATATAATAGGTTTAGGAACTCTTATGTATCTGATATTATAGTAGAGCATATTGTTCTCATCCCAGGTATTGGCAATAATCTCTACATACTTCTTGGATATATTACCTGTACCAAGACCAGAGTTAATAAGTCTCCATGCTTGATTTTTCAGGGGCCTCTTAAAAGGCTTTGACATAAGCCTGAGATATTCATCATATCTTAAAGGCACTATCTGAAGAATGCTCTTAGATGTCTCAATAACCTCATTAATGACAATAAACACATTCTGAGGAAAGTTATAGATCTTACTTCTTGGATCAATCTTTGAAACTTCAGTACGAGTGTCTTCAGTCTTTGTCAATAAGGCCTCTTCATCATCTTCTAATTCAAACGGGAAATCTATGATATAGTACCAATGTTGACTGTCTACAGTAAGGATATAGTCATTATCTGCACCAGTAACAGTTACTACCATAGGAATATTTAACGGAATAACATTCCAAGATACAATATTATCATTTGAATCTTTAAGGACCATCTCACTTGGAAGCATATCCCTAGAATAAGTACCTTTGATACATACCAAGACAGTAGTTCCTGCAGCAGCACACCTTGAGGTCTCCATCAAGCAGGAAAAGTCAGCCTGTCTCTTGGCACTGTCATCATAGCCTTGGCTAATATTATTGCCTTTACTGTTTGCTGTAAAGTAATTTTTTACAATCTCCTTCTCAGCTTTTGTCAATAAGACGCTCTTCTCATATTCCGTCAATCCTGGTGCTTGATTAGACGTAATATTGTTATAAAGAACATCAAACATATCTGACATTTCAACTATATTCATTCTATGTCTCCCTTTTAATTAGTGTCCAATTAAATATTTCTAAAGGCTGAGTAAGCAGCGGTATCTCCGCTGCCTACTTTCACACATCATTCTTCCTTCAATCTAGCTTCTAGCTTGTACTTCAGCTCCTGCCTCTTAATGCTGCTGATATATCTTGCAGCATTGTTAAGGGTGCTTTCCTCATTCATCTCACAAAGAGGTGTACCATCTTCACGAAGATAATAGGCATCATTCTTCTTGCCTATCAATCCTGCATCCACACACTTCTTTATAAGTACTTTTGCAGGAAGGAGCTCATCTTTGATGGTGGAGAGGAACAGCCTTGGATTACGCTGAATATACTCATTAACCTTACTCTTCAGGTAGTCTATTTTCACCTTTGGTGCAATAGGACGACCTTCAAGCAATTCAATAAGAACCCTAAGAACATCCTGCTGGTCTTCAACCTTACCATACTCCATATAGCAGCGCTGGATAGTATCCATCTTGCTAAGGCTGGACATAGCTTCAGCATTCTCTGAGATAATGACAAACTGATAGGTAGCCTTCGGCCTGTCTTCCAACTCCTGAAGGGAGCTAGCTATCTGATCCTTATTGGCAAGAAGAATCTTATATTTGATATAATCTTCTGGAACACTCAGGTCAAGATAGTTATCCTGTTTATGCAAGGTAACTCTGCCAATACCCATAGGATTGCTGTCATCCCAGAAATTGTCTTTCTTCCTGTAGACACTTAGGGCATTATACTCTAGACCCATTGCCTTTTCAAGGAAGTTCTTCTCATTGTCTGTAAGGACATTCTTGAACATTCCTGTGGAATTAAGACGAGGAACAACAAAGCTCCTCTTTGCTGTGTCTGCCATACCTCCATAGAGGATATGCTTAGGATTTTGAACCATTGAGGTGGGACGGGGAACAAACCTTACAATAATACGCTCATTCCTAAGACAGTTTACTGGCTCTGCCTTAGAAACCATAGAAGGTGAAGAAGCTGGAACCTCTTCCCTTTGAATCTTCTTAGGTATTTCAGTCATAGGAATGCTCTGCATACTGTCATCAATGACCATGTTCTCCATCTCACCATTTTCTTCTACTCTTTTTCTTCCCATTTTATCTTCTCCTTTTTAATGTTTTCTCGTTCTGTAAACTGCTACAGTGTAGCAGTAAAAAGGGTAGGGAAGAGGTACGAAACCCCTTCCCATCTCCTTGTGTTTAGCCTGCAAGCAGGGCAGGGATAAGGCTCATGGTCCTTGTAGGATCCAGAACACATACACCTGTGGTGGTCATCTTGTGGATAGTAGCACTATCCTCATCATGACTTGCATTGGGGTTGCCCATCTGGCCTGTATAAGGATTCCTCAGACCCCACTCATAGGAAGTGAAGTCGCCGTTCTGACCCTTCACAGCACACTTGAAGATGTTGGGCTGATCCATAGTACCAATGTCAAAGATGTCATAACGGTAGCTGAATGCAGGACCACCATTAGGATGCTGAATCTTGTTACGCACAGGATCATCATAATAGGGATCTACATCCACCTTCACCTTCACACCATTAGGTGCCTGGAACTCTACAAACTGGAAGCCTGCACTCAGGGCATTCTCATGGAGAACAGAGTTAGTCTTCCTTACCATACCCAGCTGGTCTCCATTGATCTGGAAGGCACTCCAGCCACTTACAGTATCAAGAACTGCTTTATGGAACTGAATGGCACCACGCTCACCTGTCTTAATAACAAAGGTACGCTCATTCATGCCAAGCTTTGCAGCTGACAATTCATAGAGAGCATCTTCGATAAGCTTCAGGGAGAAGGTGTTATAAGGCATTGTGTTGGATACTTCCATCTGCTCATACAGACCTGCACCCATACGAATAACCTCACCACTCTTACCAATGTTCAGATACTCACCATTGCGGTTCCTGTTGCTCCTACCAAAAGCAAGCACATTGTTCTTGTAGCTATTCCACTGCTGCTCAAGTTCCCACTGCACTTCATGCATCCACATGTTCACAGTATCCTTCACATAGCGACCGTTAGTCTCCCTGGTTACAGGAATACCAAAGGCAACCTTCTTGTTAAGCATGGCACCAGATACCTTGTGTTGAATCCTGATAGTAGTGAACTCATTACGCATGGCAATAGGACTAGCAAAGCGGATATCACCAACCTTACGGCTGAACTCACGCTCTACAGGTGCATACTCTACAGAGAACCTCTTGCCAGCAGCAAGCTCCTCTACAGGCATACCTGCAGTGTTGCCACCCATCAGCTCTACCTTGTACACAGTGTTGGTGCCTTCATTCCTGCCATCACCAAGAATACGGAGAGGATAAATCTCATTCAGCTCACCAACAATGACTTCACCATCGGCAAACCAGTTCTCAGCAAATACAAGATAGAAGGGCTCACCATTGGAACCAAGCACAGTCTCAGAGCTGATAGCTGCACCATCAACAGTACGGGCTTCCACCAGAGGAATGTTCCTCAGAGCACTGCCAATAACATCCCATGTGTACTCATCATCTGAATCAAATTCCTTTGTGGGGAACTGCGAGAGGAAGGTATCAAGGGTCTTACCCCTGTACCATGCAAGAAGCTGTACCATAAGATTGGTAGCCTTCTGAGGCTGCAACTGGAAGATGCCACCAAGGTGATTCAGCTTGGTAGTACCCATCCAGTGACTGAAGGTCTGCTTCTGAAATTTACTAAGTTTTCCAGCCATTTCAATAATAATTAAACATTAAAAAACAATCTTTTTACCTATTAGCACCTAAGTGCTGTATCTCAATGGCCTCTATATATCGAGCTTCATTCCCTTGCTAATGAAGGACTCTGGATCATCATGGACTCCTGTAACCAGCTTTAGACTACCATTGGCAGATCTGCGTGTACTGTTAAGGGTCTGCTCCAACTCTCTGAGGCCTTTTCTTACTTCCTTCTTGACCTTGCCCTTGGTGAAAGAGTCAAAGTCCTTGAAACCATTAGTGACAGTAAAGGCAAGTCCTACATACTTCAGGAAGTCACTGCGATGCTCCATCTCATACTTTTGCAGTGCTGTAAGATACTCACCTGTATCAGGATTCTTATACACTGGTTTGGAAATGTTGTCAAAGGCTTTCTTACGAATGTCCTGACTCAGCTCCATGTCTCCAAAAAGCTGTTTATCCTTTAACAGTGATTCCTTAAGACTGTCTGCCTGACGCCTTCTTTCCTCCCTTTCTTCATCTGCACGTTCCTGAGCTTCTCTCAACAGGTTGTTATAGGCATTCTGGAAAAACTCCCTGTTGCTTTGAAGAGCTTCCTTGGCATCTTCTACATCTGTTCCTGCATCAATAGCTCTCTGAGTGAACTTCTGGGCTTTCTCAGGAGTATATCCCTTATTGAGGAAGTCCTGGTAGATGATGTTAGTCCTCAACTGCTCTCCTTTATCACTCTCCTCAGAAATAGCAGCATCTGTAATAGAGGCAATGTAGTTCAGAGTATTCTCATACCGCTTGAGGTCTGTAGGTTCTACACCATTGTCAAGGGCTTTGGAAATCCTCTGCTGTTTCTCATCAAGGCGCGCATTAACCTCTGCTTCTATGAGGTCACTGAATGCCTCTGCATCCTTTACATTCTTAATGGTTTCAGCATCAAGGTTTGGGAAGACACCATCCACTGCACAGGCATTGGCAATGGAAGAGTAGAAGTTTTCATTTGGAGAAGTGTCACTGCCTTCATCATGAACAGTGTCTCCCTTTTCCTCTGCTTCTTTATTCTTCTCACTACCTACGCTCTCTGGTTGCTTAGAAGCTTCATCACTGAACAGCTCTTCGGGGTCTACAACCTCAGTAGTTGTCTCTTCATTACTTTCTTCTTCTGGCTCTTGAACATCTACTTCATCAGCAGGCTCCTTTTCACCAGTATCCTCAGGCTCTGTAAACAGGGTTTCTATTTCCTGCTCCCCAAGGATGTTGTCAAAACTAAGATTACCTTCCATGTTATCCTTCTCTTTATGTTCTACAATCTTCTTTGTTGCAAAAGTACATATTTATTCATCCCTTGACGATACACTAAGGAGGTCACTAAGGGAGAATTATAAAACTGTTAAAGAAAATAATACAGCAAAACCTTTTTTACTGACTATAGCCAGGTACTGCCTTCTTCCCTGCCTTTCT